TATTGACATCTTTATCTACAACAATATTTAGGTTTCCTTTTACATAAATATTATTATCACCAAAAACAATTTCATAATTGTCTTTTACTATCTTAGTGACCATGCTGCCATCTGGATGCATTTCTTGAAAAGTTCCCGATTTATGCATTACATTAATTCTTTCAGCCCCAGGCGTATCATCAAACTCTTGGACATGTCCAGACTCTGTAAATAATACTTTATTGTGGGGATATTTCGCCGCGTATGGATTTTCTGGTTCTTCGAATAGGTCAGTTGTGTCTCTAGTCTTTTCTTTTTGTTGTACTGAATATGGTTTATCCTCAGAGGCGACTCCAGACGCTCCAGAGCCCTTTGCGTTTGTGGTATAACCATCTGTAGTGGTCGCAGCTGCTGCCTCTGCAGCATCCTTTTGTGCATTCACAGAAGACTCTTGAACACTATCGGGTGCAATTTCCCACAACACCGTACCATCTGTCAAATTAGAAGTTCTGGGCCCGCCATCAGTTCCAGAAGTTCCTGCTTTTTTTGCAATATAAACTTTTTGTTCTATAAAAGTAGATTCTCCAGCACCTTTAAGAAGTCTATTGGCGTTTACTTCATGTCCAGCCATTTGATTATTTACTTTATCTCTGACTGTTCCAGCAGCACCACCATTATTTGCATCAGTTCTACCATAATACTTTTCACCAACACCGCCAGCGTTGATTGCAGAATAAACTTCCAATCTTCCCATGCCAGATCTAACACCAGCACCTTTGAGATATTTTACAACAGCACCATTAGGCCCAAGTTGGGAATCTAATGCAGTTTGTTCTGTTGAAAAATTTGCTCCATATTGTCTGGCTTGTGGTTCTCCAAATTGTATCAGTCCTCTATGCTGCCCCCATTGAGTTGTCGGGCCTTTCTTACGTGGATCGAAAGTACCACCTGTTTCATATGATATCACTGTTGCTAAATCTGTTGCAGATATACCCAGAGAAGCAGCAGAAGAAATAATACCAGTTTTCAATGTGAAGGGAGGCCCTCCAACTGAGTTTTGCCCTTCCGGCAACTTTGGGCCCTTAACCAAGTCTCCAACTGCATATGGTGTTTTTTCGTTCCAATCGCTAACATCTAATGTGGGTTTGGGTTGTGTTTTTGCGCCAGTTCCAGATGGAGTTGAATATGTAGAACCAGTAATTGGTGCTGAGTTACCAACAATTGCACTTTGATTTCCACTTGCATCTGGAACAATACCATTACGCTTTAGACGAACTGTTCCACGCTCTCCACTTGCCATACTGAAATGCATCGTATCTTTTTTAGAGCTCCAGTCACCACCCCAACCCAGACCATATTTCTTAGCGATTGCAGATGTGTTTGATGGCATGTCAGTGATAAACCTATCACTATAAGGATTTTCCGCTGGATTGATGTCTATTGACGCACCAGATGCATGATAACTCCATTTACCATTTCCAGCTGCAGATTTTCTATAAACATAACCACCAATACTGTAGATAGTATATCCATTAGGATGATTTGGAGAAGGTGTCTTTTCTAATTCATTAATGAATCCTTGAAAATTGTCCTTGAATACTGTAGCAACCCATGCACTCTTACCATTCTTAGTTGTAACTTTAGATATACGTTTTCTGTTCTCTTCGTCTGAAGATGTTCCAGATTGATCTACATCTTCGCTGTAATGCTTACCATGTCCACCATCATCCGGCCCAGAAGAATCTACGGCAGTTCCAGAAGAACCAGTATCTGGAGGAACGCCTTGAGCAAGTCTGTTAACATCTGTCTCATTAGTTGTAGATGCGCCAGGAACTCTTTCTTCAGTAGACGGATATGAACCATCCTCTGCTCCTGTAGATGTTTCATTTGGTCGTCCATAGACTGTTCCCCAAATGATAGGGTCTTGGCCGGATTGTCCATCTCTAAAGAACCCCATAACCCATGCGCCAGGCAATGCACCAGTTGGAGATTGTCCTACACCAGCAATTGCTGCAGATGTGATAGGCATTATCGGGGAGGCCCAAGGAAGTTTTGTTGTTGGTAGTAATGACTTGTCTTCATTATGAAATCCAAAGATTCTAACTCTAACTCTACCTAATGCTTCGGGGTCGTTTACATCTTCGACAATTCCTTGCCACCAAACTAAACCTTCTTTACCACTGAAAAAATCCATTATCTACCGCCTCCACCAAAGCCAACCGGCCCAACCAGCTGGGGAACTGGAGAAGGAAGAGTTTCGTTGAATGAATCTTTTACTAATTCTAAATCCATAATATATCTCCCACCCTGTATTCTATGTCTCAATGCGAATATTATATATTTCCCACTATAATATTCATCCTTTTTATCTGGATCAGTTGAACTAAACAAAGGAACATTTAATTCAAGACAATCGCCCGTAACCAAGTCACTATCTCCATACACTGTAATTGTACATTTAATATTTTCCATCAATTGTTTATAAAACAGTCTACTTAAAAATATCTTCTCTTGGTTGTATAGCGGCTTGCCAGCAGTCAATTCGACTTCTGGAAGGAGATAATAGGATTCTGGGCGATACTGTCTCCCCTGCCCGCTTACATCTTGGATAGGCCCATCATTCATATACTGATAGTCTGTAGAGTTATCCCAATATGAATGAGTGAAGGTTTTTGTATTTCTTGTAACCATATCTACCGTAGTGAGATTTCCAACATACATACCCTTTGCGATATTATCTAAAACAGAAAAGTTTGAGTTGAAAGAATATGTTATTACTTTTTTGTTTTCTGAATTTGGATCTAAAAAGGCATCAGGAGCTCCAGATCCAGTATTTTTTAAATCTCCCAAAAAGAACTCATTTCTCTTTTCACCCTGTGCCATAGATTCTATAGATTTTAATTTATAACCTTTTGTTGTTTCGAAAAATACATAGGACGAACTTTTATATGATTCTGAATATGCTCTATCACACAGAAAATTTATTGCTCGCATAGGAGTCATATTAGGAATTATAATTCCAGTTTCTTGATCATATCTATCGTCGCTCGGTTCTACATCAAATGTCTTAGATGAATTAATTCTTTCAAAACATTTTTGGGCTATTTCAGTAGCACTTCCTTCAAAGTGTTCAGATATTCTAGTTTCAAAATTAGAGATCATGTCTTCAGTAACCAATTCCAAATTATAACTTTGTGCTAAATTTTCATTAGATACCGATGATATTTTATGTATTACCATATTAAGAGAAATTTGAGTATCACCGCCGCGTGTTTTAAATTGGATCTCAACCTTTTCCTGTCCTATAACTGGCAGGTAGTTCATCAAACCAACATCATCTAATATAGTAATTCTTGCTGTAATACTAGAGGAAAATAAATCTTCATATATTTGAATAGAAGAAGCAAGCGTAACTACACTTTGTTTAAATCCATTATGAGAAGTTATTTCTAATTTAGATAACTCATAATCTCCTAGTTTAGTAAAATCAGACATTATTTAGAAGCCTCTTCCCAATCTTTCAAAAAATCATTAATCAAATCTGTCCGTAATAGTTTTATTCTTCTATTCTTCTCATTATTATCAAAAGCATTATCCCAAACCGAATATAATTTATACTGTTTCTTTTTTTGTATATCTAGATTTGCATAAGAACTATTTGAAATCTTATGAGTATCGTCAACAGACATATACCATATTGGAAGTTTTTTTGAAATATCCAATGCTATTATCTTATCGTCTGATGTAAGTTTATCCCAAGAAGTTAAAAAATTATTCTGGTTCTCTTGTATTTCCCTACCATTCCAAATATAAAAATCTCCATCAACTCTAGCAAGTTGGCCAACAGTTCTTGCACTTCTTTGTTGCAGAGAATCCTTATCCAATTCATTATTTTCTTTTTGAGGAATTGCATTTTTTCTTTTTAAATCAAAATATGGAAGAATTTCTGGATTATAAGTTTTCTTTATTGAATTGATAAGCTCTGTTTCTGTTCTTGGCCATTCCGAATACCTATCCTTTATATCATTTACCAACAAAATAATCCAAGACAATTTAGAATCTTTGTAGTAATTATATGCAATTTTTTCTGGAGTTTCGGAGTCGTGAACTGTATGATCGAAAGTAGAAAGAGGATTGTTTCTATATTCTTGCATTACATAAGAATATTTAAAAATATTCTTTACCTCTCTAGATTGTCCATTAAGGTTTATGTCATATTTTATATTGTTTAATCTATCGAACATATTAATATCCTGCCTTTACATCACTTCTGGTTATCAATTGTACTTCTTGGAAAGTCATACTAAGATTTACAACTGATGGAGCTCCACTAGATGCAAACATTCCAAACGAACCATTTCCGCCAAATTCAACATCAAAGTCAGTTAATACACATGGTTTTATTTTATTTAAATGTTTTGATTCTATACCATCTATCATATATTTTAGTTCAAAGTAATTTGGGGGAGTAAAAAAGTTACCAGCGTTTCCAGATAATTCTGGAGACATATTCATTCTAAAAAATTCTATTATGTCGGTAAGTACATCCGATTCTTTTTCTGACTTGGGCATTAAATTATATGCATAAGAAAAACTTCTATATTCTGGGCCCTGATACAAAGTATGTCTATTTGCAGCTGCTGTCGATCTACCTAATGCCTGCGCAGCAAGTGTTGCAGATTCTCCGCCTGCGCCAAGACTGGCAGTTAGTGCATCACCGCCACCACCAATAATTCCTTTTATTGTTTTTAATACACCAGACATTTCTGGTGGATTATCGGCATTTCCCTGTTCAAAAATATTTGCGATCCCTGATAATGCAGTACCATCGTTAGTATTTTGAAAATTTTGTTTTGTTGTATTTTTAATATTTTCTGGAAGGAACAACTGAACAGTACCGACCACTTCCTGTGAAGGTTGGTCATCTCTGGATTTAACTTTTGTATATCCAGCAACTCGCCCCGAATATGCAGTAAACAATAAATGATCTCCGGCATTTGGGCCAGATTCAATTGGATAGGTGTAACCTGCCATATTAAAAATTCTCCTAAATAGTTAAATATATTTATAAAGGTTTTATTGATTGAAATGAGAAGATTTACATATAAAGGAAAATACAACCCAAAACACCCACAAAAATATGTAGGCAATGTTAAAAATATTGTTTATCGATCCATGTGGGAAAGAAGGTTTATGAAATATTGTGACGATAATCCAGAAGTCCTTGTTTGGTCAAGTGAAGAGCTCGTAATACCCTATTTATCTCCAATTGATAGAAAGATGCACAGATATTATCCAGATTTCTTAATAAAGGTAAAAAGAAACGATTCGACACAGACAGTTATAGTAGAAGTGAAACCAAAAAGAGAAACCAAACCACCAAAAAAGAAACAAAAAATTACACCTAGATATTTAAGTGAAATGAAAACATGGTCAGTAAATGAAGCAAAATGGAAAGCTGCAAATGAATTTTGCAAAGACAGAAGATGGGAATTTAAAATTATGACAGAAGATCAGTTAGGAAGATAATATGGCAAACTTCGCACCACTCTTAGCAAGACTTGCACAAAGAGGAATACAACCAAATACCAATGCAGCCAGAGAATGGTTCAGAAAAAAGGTAAGAGAAACTAGAATTAGTAGAAATGCACTTTTATCTGATTCCGATAGAAAGGCTGGAGGACTACAAGTTGGACATATGTATTGTTACAACTACGATCCAAAATTTGCGAAAAAACTACCATACTATGATGAGTTCCCTCTCATATTTGTGATAGAAAGAACTTCTAAAGGATTTGTAGGAATTAATTTGCATTATGTGTCTCCAAGAAACAGAGTTGCAATTATGAACGCATTAGATAAGACAGTCCGAGGCAGAAACTATGATGAGAAAACAAAATTAGCAATTTCTTATAATATCCTAAAAGGTTTGTCTAAATATAACATGATAAAACCCTGTGTAAAAAAATATCTATATGGACATGTTAAAGGTAATTTTGTTAAGATAGATGCAAACGAATGGGATATTGCATTATTTTTACCAGTACAAAAATTTAGAAAAGCAGCTGCATCCAAAGTTTGGTCAGATTCTGCAAGAAGATAGGATTAAAATGGGAAGTATAACTGACTTTGTTTCCGAAATTAATAGAACTGGATTTTCCAGAGCAAATCGTTATGAGATGGTGTTTGTAGTACCAACTGCAGTAAACGGATTGTCGCCAGGCCTAAGCAGATCTCTAACATATAGAATAGCATCTGTCAACCTACCAAGTAAATCAATCGCAACCACAGAAACCAAAGTGTATGGCCCAGTAAGACAGGCACCATATTCTACGACATATGACCAATTAACTTTTAGTATGTATCTCAGTAAAGATTTGCGCGAGCGAAAATCTATGGAAAACTGGATGCATTATATTGTAGATTATGACAATCATAAAATAAGATATTTGAATGAATATAAGGGATCGATATATTTGGCAGTTTTTGACGAACAGGAAACTAGAACAGCATACTATCATTTCATGGAGGCATTTCCACTATCAATTGGAGAAGTTGCGTTAGCATACGCAAATGAAGATGTGGCGCAATGCCAGATAACAATGTCATATAGAAAATATATAGAAACCGACTCAAAACAGTGGCAGGCTGCTAATGGAAGTTATTATTAAGAGATAAATAAACAGAAGTATTATAATATTAATTTATGAGGAATAATTATGTTACCAAGAATTGATACACCCACGTATGAATTGACATTACCATCAACTAAGAAGAAACTAAAATTTAGGCCATTCTTAGTAAAAGAAGAAAAAATTCTTCTGATGGCACAAGAAGGAGATACATCAGAAGAAAAAATTGATGCTGTTAAACAGATTATAAGAAATTGTATTTTACAAGATATCGATGTAGATAAATTATCAACATTTGATATCGAATATATTTTCATCCAATTAAGATCAAAATCTGTTGGAAATATTATACAGCTAAACTATAAAAGAGAAAATTGTGCAGATAAGGAAGATGGGGCAGGGGATTGTCAAATACCTTTTCTTTTAAACTTAGACGATACTAAG